GGGGATACGGCAAACGACGAGCTGTACACAACAGCCACAACAACAACGTGGCGTGTGACCCTCCCAAACTAATGGGTAGAGTCCACGGTGCTGTTCGTCGAATTTGCATGCCGCCCCTAGCCCGTCTACTTTAGTAGACGGACCTCCACCGTAGCTTTATGTCGACGGCTACGGGACGCCCTGCTCGGTACAGATGTTCTGGGTCCTCTTGAAGAGGATTCAGAAGGCATTTGAGAAGAGCACCAACCTCAGACGCATTGCTGCGTGGGAGTTTGGCATCCATCACATAACCCCTAGAAAGAGGTTTATGCAAATTTCTGTCCTGCTTTTCACCCATAAGAATGGATGGAAGAAAGGACACTCGTCCCAAAAGGGATGACCCTTCACGGATGACGGGGAAGTGTCGGATTACTCCGACAATCAACCGATCCAGGTATCTGGCAGTCTTCCAGTAACCGCGCATATATGCACGGTTCCTGAAGCTTACCAGACTGGCTACATCCTCTGCCGAGCTCATGTCGACGGGAATCATTCTCTTTAGGCGAATAGGGGTAACCCATTCGCCCGCATAGAAGTCTCCCCCGCAAGACTCTCTGAACATGCCAGTCCAGAAAGACTTGTTGGCATTCACTCTATAGCCATAATCAGCCATAGACGCCAAGACATGATCGACACAATCCACGGGAACAATTATATCGTCCCCGTAGACACGCACCGTTCCATGGAAGGATTCAATATCCTTCCTGGAAAGGCGGCTTCTACGTCGCTGTGCAGCGGTTGCCCGCTCAATTCCTAGAAAGACAACAGCCAAAAAGGCCATCGCTTCTACTGGGAAACACAGCGCCGAACCCATCGGCGCAAACTTCCGAATGGAACGAACCCTTTCGGGCCTACCATCTATGGAAGGAAGCGTTACAAGCTTAGAACGCACTGCTTCGAACGTTTCCGTTACCAACGGAAAGCTCTTAGTCAGTGCTAAAGCCTGCAACAATGAAACACGGTCGGAGGCTTCGCTAAGATCTAGCGTCGCCAGGGAACCATCTCTGGATCCCACCATCGCCATGTCCCTATTGGATTGTTGATCGGAAAAACCGATCATAGGCCCCACAAGGGGGTCATTCTCCAAATCGGGAACCAACGAACCCATAATGCTCTGCTGTATGTACTGCAGAACCATGGGCTCTGCCGCGATAACTCGCGGGGTTTTCATTGACTTGCGAACAAGAATCATCCGAGAGGGTGAGACCTGTTCACAGGGTAGAAGCTGGACATGATCTGTCGGATAATGATATCCGAACCCGGGAAACCCAAATTCCTGATGAGGGAACAAAGGTTCAATTCGGGCTGGCCATGCTGTAAAGTCGTACTTCGCGTTTCCGCGAACACGCTCCGCAACAGCACCAGGACCATGCTTTGGCACAAGTCCACCTTCCTCAATCTTTCGATTGAGGGAATTAAGGACATCGCCAAATAGGAGGTTTGACATGCGGGTAAGCTCAGAAAGCTTATCCACCCCAGACATAGTCTGAGTGGTAATGTCATCCCAATCACCAGTTTCATCATCGGCAACTACATAAGCAGTTACAGCCGCGAGCTTTCGTGCATCAGTGCACTCCAGCTCAATCTTTGCATAGAGGTAACTAAGTTGCCTCATTGCATCGATGGCATCGACTGTTTGTTGTGTAGTGTCGAGAAGCACGCCATGTTCATCGAACACAGACCCAAGGAAACCCCCGAAGAAACGGGGGAGCCCGCCTGGCCCTTTCTTAAAAGAAAGGAAAAGGTCGTGAGTCACAAACCCTTGAGAAAGAGCTCTTTCGAGATCTTTAGCAAAGGTAGGGAGGGTAATAGTCAAGAATGACATACCCTCGTGTTCGACACGTCTTTTGACTGTTTTAAAGTCAAGAGAGGCGCTTGTGTGACATGCACTTGCCAATTCATTGGCAAGAACACACCAAAGGTTTAGCAGGCTTTTCACGTCTACCTCTTTCTGAGGCTAGGCGATCCTGTCCTGCGAACCCCCAATCAAGAGTAGAAACTGAACGGTGATGAACCCAATGGCAAACCAAAGA